TTTTGATATAATTTAGACGTCCGTTAAAACTGAATAGGATATGAAATTAAATGAGTCTGCACAAATAAACAGTATTAGTGACGAGTATATAATACTAATGGATGCCAATGGGAACCCTCTTAAAATAGCAAAGACAGATTTAGCTAACGCTTTGGCACCATCAGCTCCAGCTACAAAAGGTGAGGTTTGGATTGTATATTTGGACAGCGATAAGAATAAAATTCTTATTCCCTGGGAGCAGTGGTCCACATCCCGGACAGATGCTGTCGGTTTAGCAATCATGTCAGGAGGCAAGCGCCTGTTGATTGCACCTCACGAATCTTCACTTCCCTGGAGTTCTGATGTTGGCTCTGGAGGAGCGGTAACAGCGACTGTGAAAGCAACGGCAGACAACGATTATGCGGGGCAAAGTAATACTAACAATGTTGTCACTTCGGCTGCATTTGCTGGAGATGGAGACAGTTATGCACCAGGATATTGCGCAGCGTATAGCAATGGAGGGGTGACTGCTGGTTCGTGGTGGTTACCATCACTGGGAGAACTTGGACTGATATACGAGAAGTTTAGCGCCATCAACGCGGCATTGGATAAAATCAACGGTGCAATAAAACTGACAAGAGGCCCCTATCACTCCTCTACCGAATACTCAGCAAAGTACGCGTGGACGTTGTTTTCTCAGAGTGGCTTTCGTGCAAGTAGCATTAAGACAACAAGTAAATATCGGGTTAGGCCTGTTACATCATTCTAAGTGTATGAAGAGCCGGAACATAAACTTCCCGGCTCTTTCATTATATAATCTTACTCAATGAGTGGTATTTTCGTTAACGTGCTGATATCCACTTCTGTTACTTCAAGAATTATTTTTCCAATAAATAAGAAATCCAGTTTACAATAAAGATAATAATAATTAGATGGTATATATGCATATACATATTCTTCATCACGGTAAAATGTAATATTGCTATGACTTCCGGCACGTCTATAAATCTGTATATCAGATATCTTATCTATAGTATGATAGCTGTTCGCATAGATACTAAACTCTGATATTACTCCTGATTCAGATCGTCGAAATAATAGGGATATCTTACCGGAGAATCCGCTTTTTTGACATGAAAACAGTTTTATGAGTTTAGTGTTTGTACTACTTGTTGTAAAGACCTTCTCTACATACGATTTTCCATATAAACCATTTTTATCTGTAGTAGCCACAGGCATATTAGCCCGAATTACCTCTATAAGATCAGACTTGTTTATCCTTAGGGGATTCCCATTTGCATTCATCAAAGTTATATATTCGTCATTAATGGTATTAATCTGCATGGCCTCATTTAATTTCATATCCTATTCAGTTTTAACGGACGTCTAAATTATATCAAAAAACGCCCAAATTCAACATTTAATTTTTAATCTCGTTTTGTTTAATAATTATACCTTATCAATCAGTATATCAACTATTATAATACACTGAAGTAGCAAGTTCGCAACGGCCATACATATCTTTGCTTGAAACCGTATAGTCGTTAGTGTTGGTAATCCACCACTCGACATAATCAGCACCTATAAGATTGCATTTCCGAGCAACGACATTCAACCGACGCGGGAATGTGGCTATCCTCACCTGTTTCACCCTTAAACCATTGTACATGAAAGGGTATAAGCCATTTTCACAACTGACATACACACTACCCGGATTCCCGTAGAATATCATTTCCGATTCGAAACCATCAAGATCAAGCGAATTGGGCAAAGTCATATAGTGCGTATCATTCCCCTCATTCTTGGAAAAAATAAAATTGAGTCCCTGGGTTAGATCAGCTTTAAAAGATTCTGCAGTATAGTTATTGAGGCTTACTTCACGAAAAACCTTTTGAATACCAACCTTAAATATACCTTTGTTACACACAATAGAACCGTCTGAGCTAAAAAGTATATTTCCCTTTGCAAAGCTCGCATCACCTGTCCGCCCATTGATCCTACAAATGATATTACCGTCAGCATCCTCAACCTGTACATTCTTTACGACCAAATCGTCAGTATCGATATATTCAGATTTGATCTTCTCACTCAATAGTAATTTGGTAGCTACGAAAACCCAGTCCAAGGCTTTCTCCCAATATCCTAACTGGCTTGCAACTGAAGTCTGAGGATTATTAGCAGATGAGGAAGTATGTGACTTCAAACACAGATATAGCATATCTTTGTATAATACCACATCATACCAAAGCTCACCATCAGCCCCTGACAGATATTGCTTTCCTTCGGCCCAATCAGTTTGGCGAAGACGAGCACCACGATCACCTTTGGCTCCGTCATCGGGAGCCGCCGTAACGCTAAAAGCGGATGCAACAATCTGTTTCTTTGCCATGACTTAAGATTTAGTTCCTTGTACATACCCTGTTACACCACCACCTGCACTCTTTACGTCTGCGTATGTTAGCTTACATCCGGTTGTGGTAGGCGCATTGGCCGGAGTAAAAGCGGTACCGTCAGCTTTCGTAAAAGTAGTCTTGAATATAAAGCCGGTTACTTCTTCGCCTGTACCTACTTTCTTCACCTTATATGTCGCAGTTACCTCACTGGTAGCACCGCTGCTGGTAAGATAAGTAGGGCCACTGAAGTTTACAGCCAGGAAAAGAGGATCTGTTTCATCGCTTACTTCACAGATAGCAGTGGCTACCACTTCACCGCCGATAATGAATTCAGCTCTTACACTTAGCTTAGAATCAATGTCATCAGCCACTAATGAAACACTGTTAGCGGTTGACCATGCTGTGGTTGACGGCATCTTGTACCATTTCAGGGAGTAGTTGCTTTGGGGTACCAGAGAGCCACCTTTGTAGAGTTCCTGAGTCACTTTAACAGTAGCTGTATCGCTGTCGATAATACCACCATCGGAAGGATACAGGAAACCGTAATAGGCAGAATTGCTAAACTCGGAGATAGCAAGTGGAATCTCCGAAGTATATGCAAGATTATGCCCTGAAGCCTCGATCTCACCATCCATGCGGATAGTATCTGCATCCATGTTGGAAGCACTGGCCAAATTACCCGCTATTTTCAACGCCGGTACATTCACAGAACCATTATTGTAAGTAGTGGTTTGCATCTTACCGGCTACAGCAGCCGGAGCGGTAGCCAATCCGGAAGCGTTGAATGTTATAGGAGTATTGTTATAGTACCACTTTTCCGTTCCAGAGACGATAGGTTTGATCACATTCTCATTGCCTGAGCGCATGACCGGATATATAATCGGCTGATTTGCCGCCACACTCCAATCTGGCACACACTTACCCGTATCTTTTTGATACATCTGTACAAGCGGTTTGGTGGACCGGATATTTCCCTGCGCACTATCCCCGTCAATAATCATGCCGATACAAAAGGAACCCGCTACTTCACTCATCCTGTACCTCCTCTCCGTTAATTTGATTATCTTCTGCCACAGATTCTTTATCACTGTCCTGAACCGGCAAAGAATCCTCAGCAGGTAATTCACTATTGTTTTCATTCTGTACCTCCTCTCCAATTTTATTTCCACCGGCTTCGATTAGCTTGGCGGCTTCCTGTTCAGTAAGAACCTGCCCGGCAATGCCTTTCACATATTCTTCCGGCTCGAACCTCACCATACGAAGATCACTTTCGTTAATGATAAACTCTCCGTCGGCAGCCCGATGGCGGACATCAATCACACCGGCACGACGGGCGATATCGGCGGATACTTTTAAGTACTTCATTTCTCTCATACCCATATAAATTAAATTGTTAGCCTCTGGCTATTATTACTTCATTGGCGCCTGTACGGATGGGATCACCACTCTTGGTAGTAAGCACCGCATAAGGGCCTATCTCGTAGACTTCAGGATAAACAGACATTTGCAAGCCACCACTCAGGCGTAAGCTGTCGGCTGTAACCGATATCGAACTACCGTGTCCGATTTCCGTAGCCGTCGCACCCGCAGCAGACGACTTCTTAAACCACTTCACGAAGAAGAACTTGTCGATCTGATCCGTTGTCAGCTCCTCTTTATTCGTCAGTATCTTCACATAAAAAGTCATGTTGGCCATTCCCTGACGAATGGTATTGCCATTCGGACTATAGACAAATGCCTTAATCGGAGGAATCTTATAAACTATGGCCGTCTCAGCCATCAAAGTATCATCCGTAGGAGCTGACGGCTTGGTTCCGGTATAATAAGCCGCGCGGCAGCGGATAACGCTCATATATGTATTGTCAGCATCAATACGCAAAGTATTGGTACCCTGACCGGATACATATTCAATGTTCAGATCAGAAGAGTTGATAAGGGTTTCCTCTCCGTTCTCGACTTTGTACCACCAATATGCTACATTGGCATCCGCAACAGTTTCGCTACCCATTTTTAAAGCGGCAGTAATATCTATATATTGGCTATCCTTCAAAGGATTATAGGTTATCTTGGCAGGTTGGTTAATACTCAATGAAAGCTGGTCATCACTCTTCTGTATAGAGTTCAGAGTGAATGTATCGGTATATACCAACGTGTTTTTATTTCTGGAATCCACATAGGTAGCCCGGCAAAGAATCTGCACAGGAGTAGTTGGCGAAACATTCTTCTTCACAAGCAATGTTCCGTCAGCATTCAGTGTATAATTGCTATTCTCCGAGGTAATCTGAGCACTCTCACTGTTTTCATACCAGGTGACAGTCAGCTGACTACTCTTATCCCCATTACTGATAATCTTATCCGGATCGACAATATTGAGGAATGCCTTTAGCTTCATCGGGGTAATGGTTCGATTCGGGATGAAGGTGTTAGCATTCGTGTAATAAAACTGTGTCTTACTACCTCCACCATCAATAACAATACCAAAACTCGCCTTCAGAGGCGTATAACTGGTTCTGACCGGCTGCGGTTGAACCGCGGTTTTAATTTTCATATATCTATATAGTTTTCGATATTAGTACTCCCGGCACCATCGCGAACGTATGCCGTGCAGGTGAATTTCACTTTTCTTGTAGCACCCCAATTGGAAGGCATGTCCTCGTTTGTCAGGTGCAGTACCCGCCCGTTATTGGCGTGAGCGACCGACCAGGCATTATCTTCCGTCACCTGACCACTATCACGAGTCCATGACCAGTCACCGGGCAACACATCCGCAGAGATATCATTATAGCCCCAATAAACAATAGGAGTAAATTCCGCATTGACCTTACCGGCAAAGAAGTTATAGCCATTATTGGAAGAGAACGCGAGACTCAATTCAGAGTTCCCTTCAATCTGTGCCCAATCCGTAGCATTCCACTTAGGTTCCTGCGTAGTTCCGGTAACCAGACACATCCATTTACAGCCAACATGATAAACTGCATCATAAACTGTGTCTGTAGACTGATAGGGATTGTTCACAGCATCCTCAGATGACCACGGACCCCGATTATTCTCAGAACGAACTGGTGTACCTTGATAGTCTATGCGTAACAAGTCCTGAATAGCGATACCACGACAGTAGATATAGCTATGGCGGTAGTTGATCGGCAGGTTGTCAAACAGTGACAACTGTTTTAACTTGCCTATAATGATGGCATAGTTATTCTCTTCCAGTATGGGTTTCGTTACACCATCAAGCATGCAGATACACTTCTCACGGGAAGATAGGTACCAATATGCCTGACGATCTTCGTTCACCGGATTACCACGATGAGATAATATCATTAGCGGCTCTGGCGGGTAGTTTTTGCCTCCTGGAACTTCATCGTCTGGATACAAGACCGCAGTGATGGTATTAGATACTGTATTCACATTCAGCACACGGAGCCATGAAGTGTAATAATCACCACTTCCGGAGGCAAGGTTGTTTACCATGCCATAAACAACATCATTCTCGGCCAAGGCTGTGAAATCATTCTCCCAACGTTTACGAAGTGGTAAACGATAGGTACCATCTTCCAATAGTTCGACACTCTCAATAGTCCCGGACTCGGAAAAAGAATAATCTGATTCCATAGCTGAGAGCCGGTTGAAAATCACTTCTAAAAAGATCGCCGATGACCGAATCTCCAAGCTGTTAAATTGCGCACGTCCATCAGGATATATGCCACCTCCTTTACCGGCAATTAGCGAGTCGATAAACTCACCAAATTGTAGCAGATAATCGGTACGATCAACTCGATCTTTGTGTATGTACTTATCACCTTCGATATCACCTGCTATATCAGCATAACCGGCTTTGATCTTCTTATTGTTGACTAACAGATATTCTGCGACGTAGCTAAGAAGGTTCAAGAGGTCGATATTCCGGTGCTGGTGGCCAATACCACCTCCGGATCCGGCAAACTCTGCAAGCTGTTGACCAACGAAAGTGGCAAAAGCTTCAGCGGTCGTGATACCCCATTCTTCGGAGTATGGGTTTTGAATTGGAAAGAGTGCCCCCTCGGAAAGTGGAAGGCGAGGAAATTCAGCAAGCCGAGGGGGCACTGTAAAAGAACCGACTTTAGGAACAGTGATGCTGAGAACATCTGCTGGAATATCGGTTCTGGGGAGGTTTAATAAGGGACGGGCATCAGCATATTTGAATGTAAATGTGTAATTGGAAGGAAGAGCACGGTCAGTGTAGCTGACATTGCTTTCTGTTACGACAATCTGACGCAGGTAGTTACCGGCATAAAGATACTTAGCCTGGGAGGGGAAAAAGTCAAGTAACCACTTGCGCTCATCCTGATTCAAATGGCCGGTGTTTTTTTGAAACTTTCGTTCGGTGTCGACACGGTACTCTTGAGGAATTTCGTCAATTTCTGCCAGGTTATGTGTATGCTCACCGCTGAATGTTGTAGTACCGTAGGCACGGAAGGTATCGAGACCTCCGAGGGAATTTTCGAAGAGGATCCACTGCTCTTGCTCGGTACGCATGTCTTCAGCATAATAACGCTGTATGTATGTGAGACGCTGACCGGTTAGGTTTTCAACCCATATATCATAATAGGCTGGCAATTTATGGCCAAGCCAACCGGCAACTACAGAATACTGCAGAGGTATAGTGTATGCGATGCCGGCAACCATTTCAGCAACTGTGTAGTCGGTTTGTGATATCACGGATCCGGAAGTATCAGTGAAGTATGCGCGAAGCTTTGCCACACAAGGTATTGTGGCATAGTAAGTCAGGAACTCCGGAGAATAATAGGTAACCGGCTTTATTGATGGCTGCCATGTGAGGAAATTCTGCGTGAGGAAATTGGCGGCAGAATCGGCCAGGCGGTCAATACCGGAGCGGATGACACGGAAGGTTAATGTAGTGTCATTAATCATGGCTGTAAAATCTGAGGCAAGTGAGGATTGCTCATATACTTGTCCTGATTCGATCAGCTGGTAAGATAGCCGGGCATGGACGATATCACGCAGGTTTATTGTGATATGTCCATCTGCGGAAGGATCGTAACGCTGAGATAAGATTTCCACACCACCTTGTTTCAGAATAAAGGAAACCTGGACATCTGAAGAGATGTGGAATTCCTTTAGATTCTGAGATAGCGATAAAGCATCAGGTTGCTGCAGTATAGTCATATTGATTTCTTTTTATGCCAAAATTAGAGATAGAGAGGGGTTAATTAAAGGACAAATCAAGTAGGAGTTGTCGTTGGGCGTGAAGGACGTTCATTGGGATCCTTTTCTGAGAATAACGCTGGACGCAGGGATAAATCTATGCGATAATAAACTTTTCCACCTGTTCGACTTGTATAATATATATAATAAGAACGATGATAATAAGTACCTCCAGCATCGTAAATAGCCTTGGTTGGTGGTAAAGGATAAATGGCCGGAATTGTATTCTGATTTCTTTCATCTTCACTGATAGTATACCCGGCAGCAACATATTCATCTTCACTGACTTCTGTAGTAGAAGAAACAATTATCCATTTGTATTCTGTGTTCCGGACCATACGTTCAGATTCAGCTTTGGCTAAGGACAATGGCTCATAGAGTGAAGTTGTCATCAGTTCGGATGTAACCGGTTCCGATTTGCCACCAATGGTGTATTTAAAGATATTGAAAAGTAGTTCAACTCCCTGGAGAGAAACTTTGTGATGAACCTGCAGAGAGTTTTTCAGAGAGTTTGGGAGCAATAGATCAGCAGAAACCTTATGCATAGAGTTCCGAAGCATGTTATCGAACTTCCGATAGAATTTCTCAAAAATTCCAATAGGGCCATTGTATAACAGGGAATATCCCCATTTACCCAATAAATCATGATTGGTCCCGATCGCATAATTAGAACTATATTGCACGAAAGCTAAGATCGGTTTCTGATCCGGATTGTTCGCTACAACATCATCATCTGACGCTGTAGCATCTTCAACGGAGCTTTCTACAGGGACACCATCAATCGTTGAATTGAGTGTGCGGCCATCACCAATATAAGGTGCTGTTTCTCCTCTTTTCATGTTGCCCCTGTTGGTTGTTGGCAGACCTGGAAAGGCAAGATATGATAAACAAAAAACACAGTCCGGTACTTTAACTTCATAGGCCTTGAGAGGACCGCCGGCATAATAGGGTATATTACCATCGGAAAGCCTTTCTTCAATAGTACTATCTGCATATCCTGTACGACAATAGCTACCATCAGCCTCTTTGTACCAGGCCTCAGGATATTTTGCCTCCAGTTCGTATGTAGCATCGTAGGTATTGCCTTCTGTAATAACAGTTTCTGAAGAGAGTTTGAGCTGTTGATAGCCGGGAAAAGATTCCTCTGGTTGGGATGCAAGGTAGGGTGTTAAATCGACTGTTGGCTTTGAATCTATGATGTCGTTGAACAATTCTATTCGTACAGTACGTGCGACTTCATCAGGTATAAACTCACAGCAAAACTTTTTGCGATACACATCAAGAATGGTGTTGGCCATACAATCGGGAACCAGGTGCGAAAGCCTTATAGTGCCATTAACTAAAGAGTCTATGGTGTTATTGATGAAGACCATCTTACTGAAAGGTTCACTCGTGGTAAGAAAATGATCAAGCAAGGTATAACCGAAGTAAGTGAAGATACGCCGCAACAGGTATGCAGCACGAATGAATGGTGAAATGTAATAACTTGGCTCAAGCTTAATAATACGATTATTGACGGTTTCTTTTCGTTCGAAAGAATTGTAAAAACGATAGCTCCCTTGGCCTGCATTACTGGCTATACAAGTTCCTTCAGCATTCATATAGTTGATGCGGTTGACATATCGACGATCGCCATCCAAGTTGACTGTTATTGGGAAAATAGCATAATCAGGATGGGAATTATCGCGAAGGGACCAACAGAAGTCAATTCCTTGCTGTACAGTAGTGATTCCTGGAATAACTTCATCGCCAAAGATATCGGTTAGAGCAACGTCTGATATCCTGGCAAGAAAAGAGCCTTCATTCATGTAGAAGGAAGTAGAAATCTTCTCATAGCGTTTTGCTGATAAAATGGCTTGCCGGCAGGGCATGAAGTAATCTCCATCCTGGATGCTACAGTCGATGTTGGCTGAAGGTTTGTTCTTGTTGGCCATACAATCGGGATAATTGGTAAGCTGACGGTTCAAGTCCGTATCCGGAAGATCAGTTGGCAAGGATTGTTCACCCCATTCGTTGAAAAAGAGGTTAGGGCGTTCGATTTCAAGTTGAGTGCCAGGAGTGAGGTGATAGGCTTGACCAGCTTTAGTATTGACTATTTTCATGATGCTTGTTTTTTGGATCCAATGGAACGAGAACGATTGCGAAGTTCTGTCTTCCGCTCGATGTCGGAAAGAACAACTGAAGCCGGTACTCCATACTCATCAAGATGGATGATGGAACGAGCCAACTTCTCCATGAGTTCTGGCGGCAGTGCAGTGCCTGAGTTGCCAGCAGGTGTCGGATCCGGAGTTGAAGACGTCTTACTTATTGATCCCCCGGAAGCATAACCGGCCATGCGGGCACGGATAGCCTGGTTAAGATCGAGTGTGCGGATGTTGCCAGCTTGCTGGGATTTATCCAGGATATCCAGGATAGGTGCTACAGTGGGATTTTCGACGGCGGCATTGCTGGCTACCCATTCCTTTGATTGGCCGGCAGGCCCCTCTCCTACTATAACGGTAGGATGATCTATGAAACCACGAGCGTCCGGATCATAATCCGTATCCGGAAAGAGTTTGCCGTCCTGGGCACGACGGACATCGATCTTGCCTCCCTCCTGGCGACCAGTGGCGACGCGAGCACCGGTGGAAGATCCGGAAGATGTATTTCCGGAGAGAGTCATATTCTTGACCTTATCGCGTTCGGCCTTGGCACTGGCTAATTGAGCAGCACCAGTAACTCCCATTAAAGTTGCAAAAATAGGACCAGCAATTGGTCCAAGTTCACCAAGTGCTTTCATTATGGCTACAGCTGTATCGGCAATGATCTGAGAGGCTTTAATTGCAAAATTGACATCAGCATACTTTTTCTGGATATCGAGTTTCTTCTGAGCCTTTTCATTCTCCAGGCGTTCAACTTCATCGGCATCACCCTTGGCTGCTTCTATTTCAGCGTCGTACTTGGCGTCGATCTGATCCATTTCAGCTTGTTGTAAAGACTGAATAGCATTGGAGAATAGATCCGCATAATAATCAAACTGTTTTTTATAACTGTCTCGCTTGAGATTTTGGACAGCCTGTTCGTATTCTTCTTCAGTGAGTAGTTGTTGAGCACGTGCGAGCTTCAATTGCTCTAACTCTGCATTATGACGTTCCTGCTGAGTTGTGAGACCATATTGATTACGAATAGCCAGGATACGTTGCTGATATTCGGATTCGAGTTGTTCCTTGGCACGATAGTAAGCTTTGTCAAGTTCAGTGGTATCGAGGTTATTCTTTTCGGCCATTTCCTTTCGGGCCTGATAGGATGCCTCGAGCACCTTAAGTTGCATAGCATAATCTTCATCGACAGTAGTCAGTTTGAATTGATCCTTAAAACTTTTGATAAGTTCATTCAACTGTGTTTGCAGAGCGGCACGGGTAACATTGGCTTCTTTTTCAGCATTGATAACACGCTGATTGGATTTTCGGACGATGTCTTCTTTGGTGTTGGCATCAGTAAGGGCCATCGATTGGGCATCGGAATAGTAGGACTGCTCAATCTTGAGACGGGCGTCGGCATTCTGTTTGTTCAGCTCCAACAGCATCATTTCATACTGCTGCTTGGTGAGTTTGCCGGTGGACTGGGCCGAGTTCAGAGCGGCCAGAGAATCGTTGTACGTCTTCTGCTGATTCTGCAAGTCTTCTTCTCGGAGAGCTTCGAGGGATTTCACAGCTGCTTGCTCAGTAGATACTTTATCCCGCTGTTCTTTCTCAGCTGCAGTCCGAGCTTTATCGGCTGCTGCTTTTGCTGCCTTAGCTGCTTTTTCCGCTTTCTTTTTTGCGGCTGCCGGATCTTCTTCAGGAAAACGTTTGTTGTATATTTCCTGAGCGACTTCTGCGTATTCCTTATAAGTGTCTTTATTGTTTTTTATCCAGGCTTTCAACTGTACTTCTTCCATTTTGTTGAAGTTCTGGCGTGCCTCAAGCATTTGTTTTTGAGAGTGAATGGCATCCTCGACCGTCTGGCCGTTCAATTGCTTCAGCTTTTCTTCAGCACCCTGGATCAGCTCACCATACTTCTTGATATTTACCTCAATCTGCGGCATGGTGGTGGTGTCGATATAGGAGGTACTGCCTCCAAACTGACCATTGGTCTGAGTTATAGTTGCGCCACCTTGCTCCTGTTGTGCAATAAGATTCTCGTAGGTCTTACGATATTCTTCAAGTTGTTTTGTGGTCTCTTTGATTGCATTTTGGTTTTCGAATTTAAGCAAGGCACGTTGTTTCGCTAAGAATTCTTCGATTTTTTCGCTGGAAATGGCAATGGCATTACCGTAATTATCGAAAGCTGTAGCAGCACCGGGAACCATAGCCTGAATCTGTGAAATGACGCTGGCCAACTCTTTTTGTTCTTCGGCAGAGCGTGAAGACTTGCCGGCCAGCTCTTCGTAACGAGAAACTAAACCAGGAAGAGTACCTTCGAGCTGTACCATTTTGTCGAAATGCATGTCATAGGTTTCGGTATAAGACGTCAGTAAATCACCCATAGCACTAAAAAAGTCATTGGCTTGTTTCATTGCCCACTTCCAAAAGGGCTCTAACTTTTTACCCACTTTGTTGAAAAAGGCATCCATCGTATCGCCGAGGTTGGACTGGATACCTTCAAGTTCCTGCATTTGTACAGCCATAGAACCGGCAATGCCATCAATGCGGCCAAGTGATAGCAGGTAGTCTTTAATGGCATCCTCAGAATTACGAACTTCGGTAGTAACACCACGGAAAGTGTACTTGGTGGTTTCTCCGGATTTGGAGGCTTTGATACCAAACTCTTTGAGACGCTCGTTTTCGCCAGTCATTGCATCGAGAATGGCTTCGATAAGCTGATCGACGGATTTACCCTGGGAGGAAGCCAAGTCACCCATATTGATGAGTTCCTGGCTGGTGGGCTTCAGACCTCGGTTAATGAGTTTAATATAGGCTTCTGTCCATTCCTGCATGGAAGATGGCGTGTCTGCAGCAAGTTGCTGGAGCATCTTCATTGCGTCGTTGGCTTTCTTTTGGGACTGGAAAGTATTGCGAAGAACGGCTTCGTATTTAGCAAATTCTTTGCGGGTTTCGTAAGCCTGGTCATGTGCGGATTTGAGCCAGCCAACAAGCTTTACTGCTATAAAGGCTTTGACGGCAAGTTTCAGTTTGGACATCAAGGCTACACTCTTATCAGATTCCTGATTAACTTTCTTACCGGCATTGCGTAGTTCACCCATGCGATTGCGAACATCAATGAGCCTGGAGTTCAAGCGTGCATATTCTTCTGGATTAGCTGATTCCGAAAGATCATCCAACACTGCAGTAAGTTGCTTGGCTTCCTTTTTGAGTTGGCCCATAGTCATATCATTGACGTTCATACTGCGGTTAAGGGCACTGATCTGCTTATTATTCTCGGAAATGCGTTTACTGTATTCACTACACTCCTTAGAGAGGTTCTTGTACTCTTTCGAGTTCTTTTTTCCTTGAGCTTCGAGCTCTACCATAGCCTTACGGCGTTCGCTTTCCTCTTTCTTAAGGGCTTTGGTATCCTTAGTGAGGGTATGGAGCTCTTCCTGCAGTTTAGAGCTGTCACCGGATATGATGTACCTGATTTCGTCTTCAGAGAGATGTTTCTTAGCCATGTCGATTTAATTAGAGGGTTGTTCAAGAGCTTGCTCCAGCTCCTGACGGATGGAGCTTCGGATTTCCTGAGTGTAGCCGTATTTGATCTCCGGGAAGGTCTCATGGTAGAGTACTCCCCAGACTACGCGGTTGTAAAGTGCAAGATTGCTACGAATGTGACGGGAGATGCGATCGGATCCACGACGATAGTTGATATCCAGGAACCGAAGGTACGGGAAGATGCGCATGTAATAGACTTGATTATTATCGGTGCCTTGAGAGGTGAAAGGCCGACGCTGAAGGTGTGCTACCAGGTCTCCGGAACGAGTGTTCAGATAAGTACGAACCACGTTCTCTTGTGTCTCGTAAATCTTATTGATGCCCTGGGACATGACATCAGCTATAAATTTGTTGCGGATTAGTTGGTCTGTTATCATACTCGCTGCTTATTTCCAGCGAATGTAGAAAGAGGGAAAGGATAAGGAAAGGACAAAAGTAGCCCGGGAAACCTGGTATTTTTTGTGTAACTAATACGGTGGAGGTTTCCCGGGGCCTTACTCTATTTTATTTCTTTCGCCTGGAGCATCCAGCGGAAGTCTAAGCCGGCGGATCCGGGCCGGTTCTGGTACCGGTAGCCGGCATCGTGCATGGCTTGATGAACTTGATCTTTGGTGATCTGAGCACCTGGATCAATGCGACGAATGGCGTCGAAGACTTCATCGGTGGTAAACCAATGAGTCGTATGACGGGCATCGGGCGCCGGCTTGAATGATGCAGACAAGGCTGCAACGTGAATACTAATATCTGTGATAGTTTGTTCTTTATCTTTCATCGTTATCTAATTTAAAGGTTGATAAATGGCGACTGATTTCACGGAGATTGCGAACGATATGCAGACGTTGAGTATCGGCATCTTTACCGTATGGAAATGTTTCTTCCAATATAATATCAATTACTTCATTGACATTGGATATCATAGCACAAACATAGTTCTGATCTTGCATGAACTTGATGGACTCAATGGAAGAAGAAGAGATTTGTGCTCCATCAATATTAATAGGATAGAGCTTATTATCCTCATTGGTAGTCATTGCTTACCTCCTTTCGAATTAATGCAATGCTCAGTGGCAGGATCAACCGATATCTCCGGATCCGCGCAATGGGAACAGATGGTCTGAGACTCATCGGCCCACCAACAGGTTCCATGATCGGGATGAAAGCATGGATCATTTTCAGTGCATCCGCAGATACGGCAGACACCTGGAGTTACAAGAGTTTGAGTTTTGAGCATTCCTTCGCCAAAGCTATAATAACCACGAACGGAAGCGTAAGAGATGAAGCAAACAGACTGATTGTCATCGTTGCCTACCCTTACACTGAACTGACCATCTTGTGAATCGAAGACACCGGCACTAAAGGTAATAGCTTTTGTTTTGGGGTACTTCTGATTGAGTTCATTGACTTTTGCTTCAAAGGAACACTTCAAAGAGTCCAGAGCACATTGATCAGTGATCAACAGACGATCGAAAGCTTTTGCAAACTCACACATTTCCCGCCCCTTTTTGTTGACGTTGGAATAGGTTTGCACATGATGGATGAAGAACATCATTTGGAACCTCCTTTCTTTGATTTTTGCGCCATAAGGTAGCAATAAACTACAACTAAGATGCAGGGTAAACAGATAAATGTAGCGCAGATGCTGGCAATGGTAGCAATGTACCAACGGTCGGAAGTGGTTTTAACTTCGCAGTCACATAGACTACGGTAATAACGCTCTTGGAGCGTGTTACAATCCTGCGTTGAGCGGAATGTAGGCACGGCTGGCGTGCTCGGAGTCTGATTTCTCATACTATAATGTGATTTGGCTGTTACTGGCAAGTTTTTTTATATCCATTGGATACAAAAACGGCTGTCAGTTTCCCGAAGTCGCCAAACCACATTATAGTATCCTCCGAAGAGTATATATAAATCGAGAAAAGACAGCCGTAAGTTTCGTATATGAAATCTTCCTCCTAACCTCAGGAGAATGACATCTATGGACATAAAAAAGGCCCAATTTCGTATTGAGCGTCTACCGGACTCTCTTCGGTATGGACTAACCATAATGTGATTTGGCACTGCAAATATGGGGATTTATTTTGGAAGTGCAAAAAGAAAGCATAAAAACTTTCGATATCACATCACAATCAGCAAAATAAAATACTATATTTTTACTACTTATTTTAAAATATTAAATTTAACTATTTGATTATCAATTATTTGTGTTATATTTGCACCTGTTTTACTTTTTATTAATCCAAACATTATCTAAAATGGAAACAAAAATTTGTGTATTTGAAGAAAATCCAATCACTTTTGCATTGGAAAAAAACAATGGTATGATGATTAATGCTACTGAAATGGCAAAGCCGTTCGGGAAACAAGTAAATGAGTTCATGTCAAATGCAAGTACGAGAGCATTTGTTAACGAAGCTTTAAAAAACGGGAATTCCCGTTTTTTAGGTATTCAAGATGAAAGTGATTTAGTCGATTCCAGACAAAAATCCGGTACTTGGATGCACCGTATTTTGGCACTCAAGTTTGCCGCCTGGTTAAACCCCTCATTCGAACTTTGGGTTTATTCCACCATCGAAAATCTTCTCTTCGGAAAACACGTTCAACGTGAGCAATCATTTGAGCGTACTTTGAAATTTCAGAAAGAGCTGGACGAGTTGAAAGACAAGCCCCAGAAAACAGGCGAAGATTTTGAACGATACTTGGAACTTGATAGAGCTTTGAAACATGAAAAAGCGGTACGTAAATCGCTAACATCAGAAGCGGTCACTGGCATGCGATCATTATTCAGTGAAGATGATTAAAATCGACAGAGACAGACATAAGAAAAGCGGAGTTTTTAGGCTCCGCTTTTCTTATTATTTATAGACATCATCCCAAGTGCCTTTTTTTTCTTCTTCCGCTGCTTGTTTTCGTTCCTTCTCTTCTTTCCGTTCTTGCTTATATTCACCAAGAAGCCTTATTCCATCCATAATGGACTCACCGTTACCGATTTCTTTAAATAATATATACCGGTAAGTTTCGGCACCGCCCTGGCCTTTCACAGCTGCAGAAAAAGCCGTATGAAGTTTCCAGCCACGATCTGCCATAAAGTTTAGAGCATCAATCATTGATGAAAAAGGCATAATCTTACCATTATCATCCACCATTTGATTATCACTCGAAGCTCTATAGTAATAACCCTGGCTTCCAAAATCAAAAGAAATTTTTATGCTACTTCCAGAAAAGGCGGCTGTACCTACCATTTCACAATAAACAGTGCGTAGTTGTGCATGAGCGGACAAGGCCAAACTCATCAGCACAAAGATAAATAGTACTTTTCTCATTACATATTTATTTAGATTCAACATATTCTTTAATTAAATGATAGTCACGATCTATTTGAAAACTGAGTGCCATCTTTACTATTGATGTAGGATTTTTCTTCCCTATTTCCTTTTCATTGTGATAGTAGCACCTCCATAAGTCTAAGGCGTAAATATGCATTTTGGGATAATAAGCAGCTGTATTGAAAACTAAATACTCATTATCAGCTATGCGTTTATAATGTAGCCCTTTATATTGACTACCACTTTCCAATTTACCTTCTACGAAGTTGAATCCCCACTCTTGTATTTTACACTTAAGTTCTTCATAAATAATATCTTTTGCATGATTGGGATCAATCTGTATCAAAAGGCAACGTCTGTCATTATCGCTTAGCTCAATATTGGGGCATAACTCTTCCATTTCTTTCCAAGTTATTCGAGTAGCTGACTGCAACAGAATGCTATAATACTGCTTGTAGTTGCACTCAATAGCTATAGATTTAAGTCTTCCATAAATATATTGGTATACCTCGGAATCCCAGCACTTTTTATAGTGAATCCAGTGTATTTTTCCTTCGATGTACTGTATAAAATATAATTTTCCATTAATCGTAGTTTTATACGCACATAAATCACTACAGATATTACATTTATCCTCTCGAAATAAATGAAATTGCAAATTGTGCTTGCCTTTACTTTTTTCTGACTCTATGAAAGAGTTCCAAATATTATATTTCATTATATTTCAATTTTAATTTCTATTTTTGTATCAAAATCAGTTAGTTATGAAAGACGAAATGAAAATTATAAAACTTGAGAAGCAAATTTCGACCTTATACGAATACATATTTGCTCTACAAACATCTATTGATCGCTTACCAGCCATTGTCTTAGTATGTTTCTTGCTGGGGTTGATAGTAGGAGTCCTGCTATAAACGATATAATACCTATAATAAAGTTATATATCTATATTGACAAAAACAAAAGAGGCATTCCTTAGAGGAATACCTCTTTATTTTGTTATACCTTTAAGAATTCTATGAGTTTATACTCCTCTAAGACATCATCAATAAGAGTCATGAACTTTCTTCCGATACCTTTTATCGTTAAAAGTTTTACAGATGTTTTTCGAGCTTCCAATAACTCTCCTAAAGTATATATTTGGTTTTGGTTTAATAAATACACGAGTCTTTTAGGGAGTGGAGTATATGAAATATTCCTATTGAAATACTCTAAATTAACTTTTTCTTCATCATTGATAAGCACTTTTTTGGTAAATGATAATTCATATCCCATACAATAAAGTAACGTCAATAGTTCTTTTACTCTAAGTGGGTATCTGTCTGTTTCAATTCTTTCAAGATGAGTTTCAGATAATCCACTTTTTTCAGAAAGCTCTTTGATAGATAATTTTTCATTTTTACGGAGAGAGGATAACTCTTCACCTATTAAAAAAAAGTGTTTCATTTTTTTGATTTTTGCTTATTAGCCGCTTATACGTTGCCGCCGTTAATTTTTACAAAGATAATAGATTTATTTCCAACAACAAATAAAAAAGGCCTCCAACTCGTGGAAGCCTTCTAATCAGAGGGAGAATAATAGTGTTCAATTAATATTCAGCGTTATTTATCTGAACCCTACCCTCAAATTTTGGTGTTTTTAAAAACGATGCTCCTTTCCAGGATGCATTGTTACAATACAGCACTCATAGCGCTTAATTTCTTTCCTATATCATTTAATGCAGCAGACAATGTACTCAATTCATTAGGAGTAAAAGTAGCTTCTTTGCCATTTACTTTGTTACCATTGAGGCGTTGATAAAACCAAGAAGAGGATTTACCAAAGTATTTACGGGCAATGTATGAGACGGATATTGCTGGCAATACTTCTTTCATTTTATCACGCAATACTTCTTGCCGAACATCCTCTAATTTATTGTGGATATTTGCAAAGTCTTGTTTGACGCCTTCCAAAAGCCTTTCATCATCTTCTGTATCCATTGATTCCAGCAATTCCGAAATTTCTTTGTCAATTTCAACACGATGGGCTTCATCACTTTTTTTCCAAAGCTCTTTCAACTCAAAAAAACGTTCAGTTTTATCCATATAACAAAGTTTTAAGTCCAACGAAAGGAATCCCGCCCTTGTGGCCAACAAGGGCGGTTTTCCTTCTGGTCAATACAGCTTACCACCCAAACTCTTGATTTCCTCTTCGAGTCGTTTGATTTCTGCTTCAACCACCGCTTTCATGTTCCTGCTTCTTGAAGACAGTTGATGATGTCTGCGGAGATAAAATTGCAGGTCTTCTTCCAGCTCTTTTATCCGAGCCTTTAGCTCTTTGTCATTACTCATTGAGATCTCTTGTCTTAATGACAATGCAAAAATAACATTTTTATTATTAGCATCCAATTAATTCAATAACAAAAATATTATTAGATTGATTATTTAACATTTACGTAACCATAAGTAGACAAATCCTCCAAAAAGTGTTCTGGGGAATCGGCTCGGATCACATGGCCGGTCTGATCGTGAAATCGGTCGGCAAAATGGTACATGTATTCCTGATCGGTACATTCACTATCGAAGCGGCTGCTTTCGCGTAACTTGGTTATAAAATCGGCGGCGCAGGTGGCGGTAATTTTACCGCCGTCCTGCAAAGTGTAGGTTGTTGTCATTATTATGCTAACTTTTTGGTTCTGAGTTTGAAAAATATTTTTTGGTCGGCGGTTAAAAAAGGAATGCTTGATAGTTGGCATCCTGCGTTAACCATGCCTTGTTGTGCAAAGGTAATCATGTTTGCGGCAAAGCGTATCCAATTCTCCATTTTTGTGAAGTTGGTTGTACCGCCATGCTGGCGAAATTCAACCGTGCGGTGGCGGGCGTAGGCTTCGAGGTTCAGCTTGTGGTAGCGGGCGTTTCCAAAGACTGAGCGTAGCTGTGTGATGTTTTGAGCTTCTCGAATGCGACTTTCAGATATACCGGAAAGAGTTTTGCAGTAGGTGTTATTACGGCGGTTGCTCGGCATAAATCCGTCGATTACCGGCTCGAGGCGGCGGTAGGTTATTGCCAAGTTGCGCCAAGTCTCGATGGTAAAGTCTGCAGCGTCCATGTGGATGTGTAGGCCGCAGCTGTTATTCACTTTTACATTGCAATACTCAAGTACCCAGCAAACTTTTTGTAACTCCTGTAGTCCGGCCTCTCCTTGCAGTATCGGGCTTACCAACTCGAAAGTGTTGTTTCCGCTAAGGCTGGCGTCTGTTACAAGCTTCCAATGGTCGCGCGTGTCATGGTTGTAACCCTCAACTACTACGTTGATTCCGGCCTCGCGAAGCTCGCAGGCGAGGTGATGTTTATCGCAGTTATAGGCTTCAATCTCGATGCCGAAGCGGCGGTTAAAAGTGTAGTCTATTTCAGAAAGAATTGCAGCTGCAGGTTGATGGTTAAAAGTGCCTGCCTCAAGCATTTTTTTGTAAACGTTTTGCACGAAACCGTAGTTTCCGTTGGTTACCAAGTCGGCTACCTGGCGGCGGGTTAAACCTAAAAGAAGGAGCTGTTGTATTTTCGCTGTCTTCGTTATGTTCTGATTGAGAATGTTTGTAACTTGTTCGTTCATAATGATTTACCTTTATTATTGTACAGCTAAGGTAACACTATTAACGCACACAACGTAGTAATATCTTCTTTATTATCAGCTACTTAGCTTTGTTTAGCTTGAGCTAAAAAGTGATTAGTTTTTGCGACGGAAGTAATAAATAATGGTAGCCAGGAGGATTAAAACAAGGTAGGGAATGAAGGGCTCGTACCAAGACTGGGCTTTCACTTGATAGGTCGTTTCTGTCTTTGCTATTTCATGAGATTGCTCCGAGGTGGTATCGGAACTGGCGATAAACTGCTTCTGACTGATTGTGGAATTGGACTTGCTTTTGGAAGATAGATCGATATCGGTTACAGATTTGACCGGACCATGTGAAGCAGTGTCACCAGTTTCCGGAGGGAAGTACTCCACGATCCGGACGGCGAGGTTAGATTCTTGCTCATGCAGGTAGCGGGCAAACTTTGCATTGAAGTCTATGGAATCTTTCCGGGTTTCTTTGAGGTGGGTAGTTTGGACATCGGAATGTGAGGTTCCTGATCGCGAACTTCGACAGCCCACGATCAGGAGTAAGATAAACAACACAATCAATATATTATGAACAAAATTCATGATAACACTATCTTAAGAATGGATTGTACGTGAATTTCAGTAATAGCCTTTTTACCTTCAGGAGAAAGAAGAAACCGACAATCTTCCTGATTATCCATGAAAAGATTTTCAGTAAGAATGGCCGGACATAAAGTTTCACGAAGGATACCAAGGTTAGTGTCCCAATCCGGATCATCATCGGAAAAGTCTGCACGCATTGGAGTAATATCCTTCAGGATATCGTGAGCCGTATTCCAGAAAATAGTAGCATATTCATCGGATTTGGACTTACCAAGATAAGTGTGAACTTCCCAGCCACGGGCTTTACCATTGAAGGCATTACAGTGAATAGATATTAGAAAACAATTACGAATACCAACTTTCTTACAAATACTATTCACGCGTCGAGCTCGCTCGCGAATAGGTACATCGATGGATTCTCGAACTATTAGTTCTGAGTCAATTCCGAGTTTTGTAAGTTCTGAAAATATTCTACTCGTTATTTCACGAGTATAGGCCCATTCAAATAATTGGCTACCATCCGGCCAAAGTGGTGAACGTTTACCTGCTGTATTCTCTCCATGTCCATTGTCAAGTAGGATTTTCATCTTTTACCTCCTTTTTCTTAAAGATTCGTACCTGGTATCGGTAATCAACTCCAAAGAGTGCTCCAGCGAATGTGCTGACCTCTCCAAAAGCTACCAATACCGAATTGTGTATCTCACCTCGAGGTGAAACCCAGAAACCACTAAAAATAAGTACCATACCTGAAACTGTAAGGAAGACAGCGACAGCTAATTGTACCGTGAGTTTTTTCATTGCTTTCATTTTCTTGCTAAGATATCGGGGATTTACTATTCTCTAAAGGACGATTTAGTATCGAAAAGATCAGCTGCAGAGGAACTGAACATGAGTGTCCAGCCTATGGATTTAAACTCCGGAGAAACAAAAGGAACGATATCGTGATTATCGGATATTTTATCCAGCCAAGGGCAATTTTCCGCACGAGAGTCCAGGATGAGTTTCTTCCGGAGAGAAGCAAGAAGGGATAAGGTGATATCCGAGGCAATGGCGACTTCGATCATATCGGCTGAGTCGGTAAGCTTCATGGCGATAGTAGCCGCCAGCTTCTGTTGGTCTAAAATGGAGTTTCGGGAATCCCGGGACGAGGAGAATTCTCCAAAATCAATGAAGAGATAATTACCCGTGATATCATTCACACGCCTTTTTACATCATCGTATGATTGGCCGAAAACAAGATTCTCAAGTGCTGGCATGTACGGTGCCGGAAGTCCTTTCACGTACTCAAGCAGAGCGGAGTACTGTGGGAACTGGCTTGCCCCATTGCTAAACATGGAGATCACCCCTTCTTTCTGAGGGTATTGAGCGAAGTACTTTAATAATTTCAGAATCATAGTATATCATTTATTATGTAAATGGGTAAGCCGGTTTCATTCGCAATGTCTATCTTTTCCATCTTAGCTGAGTGAAGGCTTCGAACGGTATCAATGAGTTTCTTACGAAGAATGGTCAAGTATTGGAGAATATTCATTCGCTCGACGGTATAAACGTCGCCAAGACCATCAGAACTCAAGTTATACAGAGACTCAAGAGCACCGGTAGAAATGGCAGACTCTTTGGTATTCTTAGCCTCTGTAAGTAACTTGAATTCGGTTTTGGTAAATAGATAATTAACGAATGCCTGAAAGTTAAAGGCGATAGCCGTCAACTCATCCGTCGGCAGATTTACAAACTTGTGTGCAAGGGCATGAGCTCCATCAGAAGAGTACTGCTCCGGATAGTAAAGGATAGCGGCCAGAAGTGGAAGTTGATCCAGTGATCCGCCGATTAGGGAGCGAGCCTCGATAAACTGAAGAGCTGTCAAAGAGCAAGTGAGCCGGTTGAACGAGGTATCTATATTATAGGCTGAATACAGCTCGTCGTTATCGATGCGAATTGCCGGGATCTGCTGTTTACAAAAGCATGAGTCAACAGCATAGTTATAAGGCTGCTTACTCAGATATCTGGCAATGGTGATGCCTGTTAGGCGGTGTGGAGGAATGCGCTTACATAACTTTCGTGTTTCAAAGTCGAGGTCCTGAAGAGCAGCATCGTTATCCGGATAGACAATTGTGAATGGAAATGTTACTTGCTCAGCCAGCCAGGTTAAGTTAGCCAATCCATCAGAGTCCTTTATTTTTTTGAGTTGCCACCCCATAACACGACACACATAGTTCACGCGGACCATAGCAATCGAGAGTTTGCCTTGTGCCATCAAGGATATATCATGGATCAGTGATCGGAAAAGATATGGAGTAAGGCTTTCCCAGGTATTAGGAATGCTATATTGAACTCCTTTCGCCATAAAGTCAATGGTAGGATTTAGCATGGCATCACTAATATTATGTCATCAGGACGGTTAAAAGAAGTGTTAGTATCAACGGATCCGGAAGAATCCGAAGTGAGTATCAGGTCGATATTGGCTAATTCCTGTTTCACTTCATCCATTAATGAAGCGGATAAAGCAAGCATGCGTTCCTGCTCATCTTTTCCGGATCGACTTGCTTTGGAATCATCGAACAGGCTCCGGATCGTAGGCGGAAACTCAATGATATCAAAACGTCGGAGTGCAATGGCAATGGTTTGTTTTGCCAGGCATCGATGAAGCATCCGCAATACATCCTCTTTACCTTCTGCTCGTTCAAAGTAGGCGGATAGGCCATCGTCCAGAGCTTCTTTCTGAATAGGTATTGTCCGGAAGAAAAAGAGATAAGAGAGGTCGATGGAGTATAGCATATCGAAATCTTCGGTACTTTGAATTCTAAGTCCATCAAGAAGTTTCTTGTAGCGGGTTTCTTTCCAGGAAGGGAATTTATCTTCAGTATCGAGCAACTGGATTACTGTATCCATCGCATTGAAGTAGTTTTCAATAAATGAGCGACGCATGGTTTCCTGCTCATGCTTGTAGATATCGACATCATTTTTACGCTTAGAAACGATATCGAATATGAGTTGCTTTGCCATTGTCAAATTGGCCATAGCCATACATAAGGCCTCCTTTAGCTCTCCATCAACCTTCACAATCTCAGAATAGACATCTTTCGTTAGTATAATAATCATCATCTTTTTGGCTGAAACTGCTGATGAGTTGAGCTGATCGAAAGTTATATTACTTTCGGCATACGGAGCGTATTTGCGAAACTCCGCGATGGTAGGAAATAGTTCTTGTAATATTGTCATGACTGTTGCTTATTAAGTCTATCTTTGGGTGATACTTCTTCTTGGCGGGCCGGAACTTCACGATAGAAGCCAAGGCGATATCCCTGACTGTATAAATCGGGAAAGTTTATCTGCAGAGCCTGGTTAAATGGCTCTGTACAAATTTCGTCTTCAGAGGTGAGCGACATAATGTAGATCAGATAGTTGTAATATGCATCAGCACCCGATTTGGAAATAACTCCATCTTTGCTGACGCTCGAAATTGAAGAATCAAGGCCCACACTGGAGAGTAAGACTTCATCGGCACGTTTATCGTAGGATATCAGGGCGTCGATATATTCTTTATATTTCAGATCGACAGTTTCTATTTTCCAACGTTCTTCCTCGCCTTGGCTGTTTTTAAAGCTAATAGTTGCATAAGCTTTTCCCTGGTTATCAGCCCCAGAAAGATAACGGGATATTTTACGGAGTTCCGACTGCAAATATTTGATAAGTGTTGACTCTTTAAATACTACACCAATCTCAATACCATTGTATTCCAGAAGTTTCTCTTCCTTTTTTCTGCGTTGTTTGTTTTCTTCACAGAGCTTGGAGATTTGGTTTCGTTTAGACTCAAGCCAGGCGTTAGGAATGATAATATGAATCTTAGCAGCCAAGGAATTACGGAGGAACGAGTTTATATAATCGGCGGTATCATTAGAACCTTTGATATACGACTTCGTTCCGGCATGTGTTTCATTCACCCCGTAGAACTCATCAACAGATTTTTCACGATGGTGTGATATCGCTGCAAACTTGTAATTACCAACCTCTGTCAGATTGAATTTAGGATAGATACGGAAAGTTGAAGTTCCGTAGCCCCATCTTCCTACTGCTATATGTCGAAAGTCCTTATAATAAACTATATCGGTGGCAACATCCTTCTTTGTTGTCGCCAGCCGGCAATGCTTATTTTCCATTATTTCAAGACCGGCAACAGGGAGTACTCCTCTACCCTTCCCTATTGTAAATCGCCATTTTACAAAGAAATCACGGAAATAGTAGTAGTTCTTAATGATAGATTTGGCAACCTCTTTATGATCCGATTCGAGACCACGATCCTTCCAGCTATTAAGCCAATCGGTGATAGTAGGGCAATCAACCCATTCTTTCTGCAATTTGCCATCGACAATCGTAGGCTTGTACACGCTAAGCCCATGCCCATACAACATATTAACCTGCTTGGTTATCAAGCGAGGAAGTAGTCGATTCTTCTTGATATCTGAGGCGATCTCTTCGCACTTCAGATTGTTGAAGCCACGACTACAGACTTGAAATCCCTGGATGCTTTGCCATTGCATATCCGGAAAGTTACTATCATTAAGTACCGGAAAAATAGGATCAGGATCCAGCACAGACGAGAGCGGCGTATCACCGATTTGAAACGATATCACATTATCGTCGTCAAGATAGCAACCGTAGTTGCCTACCATTTTAAGGTTGCTTTTATTCATAGCCAATCTATTTTATGAAGTTTGAAACCATCTTGTGGAAAGCCCATATACCGGGTCAGTATGCGGTAGCACATCTTTGGCTCACCATCTGCATCACTGAAGAGGAAGAAGTTATCACTATCAATGCTGAACCGTTCCTCCGGAAGTTGGGTGCGCCATTTGCATCCTTCCTTAACCGTTAGATTAGGTATTGCCTCCCCTCTATGCCTTGAGCATGGGAAGAAGGCAATGGTGAAGCATCCATTAGGGAGCTTCGAGATCTCTTTAGCCCATTGCATCGCCTGAATACCTGTCATCGTCATTTCCATGCCCGAAAGTAGTGGGTTTCGGGGTGCGCCAAAAGGACGCACCCGGGGTTTGTCATATTTTCGGAATTTTCGGGAGGGGGTGAGCGGCAAAGTGAAAACTCAGCGGTGCGTGCAGGTATGCGCCTTGCAAGAAAAATACGTTTTAAGTTTTCAAAAGCAAAGAGCTATTTCCCAAAGTATTAGATATTATTCGGATGTCAAACAGTCCCATTATTATACTTTTACTGATACATTTTTAGGGTGAAAAAGAACTACTATATAGCAAAGTTATCGGGTAAATTATCCGGCATTGATGATAATTCGCTTTGCACTTTGTTTCCATAGCGGCCAAAAAGAAGGTAAATTAAGGAGCTGGGAAGCTGTGTTGTTAGTCCGGCCTGGTTCTTTAACGGTACTTTCTTTTCTGATGATTTATCAAGCTCTATGCGGCCCTCTGTTTTCTTCAGTGGTGACAGCATGATAGAGCTGCAAAGGTTTTTGCACTCGTTTTCATCTATCAAGATTTCCGGCAGGGCATTACTGCGGCCACCAAAAATAAGTAGCAACAGTTTGAATTGTTGCCAATAGTAAATTGTAGACTGGCCCTCGTTCATTAGTTCAACCTCGAAGCCATAACTTTCAAGCTCACGCTTTAGTGCCCGGCTGTCAGTGGTGATTTGCTCCAGTTCTTCACGACGTTTGTTACCGGCACGGTCGGGATATAGAATAATGCGTTTGTTTATGGAGTCCGGACCAAAGAACTCATAGAACTGGCGGGCGAGTTCCGGTTGTTCATCTGGATAACAGCAATAGAACTCTTTTAGGATCCGGAGCTGGCGACCATAGTTTTTTTCCTGGGCAACAGTCAAGGAAGAAAAGTGGCCGGGATCATAGCCAACGAGAAGTTCATCGTGCTTACTGTAATACTTCAGGTAACGAGCCGTGAGGATGAAGTGTTCCCGGAGGTCAAGTTTCAGGATGGACTCGTAAATATAGCTATCGGCGAACTGATGTTTTTCTTTGTTGTAGTTAGCAAAGAATTTGTTAATTACTTCTTTGTGACGGATGGCACAAATAGAAGTAAGGAACTCATCCATATCGAGGGTTTCGAGCTGGGTTTTGAAGAATTTAGGACCAAGAATATCCTTGTTGCAGAAAGAACTGGCACGAATGTAAAGAGTTGCATTTCGACGCATGTCGGCCAGGCGTGGTTTCCAAAGTGCAATGATGCGGTCTTGCTTTATGATTTCGAGACGGATGTGCTCAAGAGTAACAGGATTGGTTGTCTCACGCTGTGAATTTATTAATCTGTATTTCTGATAGATAGCGGCATTTACATGAAGAGCAACAGTAGCTATTTCTTCAAGTAGTTTATGGTCCATGTGTTTCTCATATTCTTCAAACCAATCGTCCTCTCCCAAGTCAACGCGAGCGGTATCAGATACACCGGTGATACCTTGGTAATATGTTGAGCGGCGGATTTCAGCACTGGATCCACGAAGTGAAGGGAACAAACGGGTTTTCAGTTTTTCACCCTTGTTGTGCTTCATTTCTTCGATGATTGCATGAACAGCCGATCGGCCTGCGACTGATTCCGGTTGATCGGAACTTACTAATTGGATGTGGTGGCCATCACGGAAAACAACGCTGTGTTTGGGGTACGATATCGGATATCGGGGACGGCGGAAGTGTGAAGGGAGTTTGGCTTCACCGACTACATAGTCGATACCATATTCAAGCATAGGACGTACCTTTCCACCAACGGTGACTTCTTTGGAGAAATATGCCTGTAAGTTGGGCCAAACGTTAGTCATGAGAGCGACGTAGGTCTTATGTACCAGGAAGGAAAGTTCACCGGGCATATCATTGGCCACACGAATAATGCGGGGACCGGTAATACCTTCTGTCTTACCACCGGCACGTGCAACTTCTGCATATAGATTATTCGGATCGATTACATTGGCTAAGATTTGCATCTGGTTCATGTAGTAGGATTCGAAGCTCGTTGTCGTATCGAAGGTAGTCTCTGGAGATGAGAGAGAGCTTGAAGATTGGCTATACAGTTCTATTCCCATATTATTCCTCATTTAGTTCTTCGTATTCTGCCTCCTGGATATCAGCATCACGAAGGAGACGTTTTTTCTCTACTTTTTCAATAGGAAGGCTGTCGATGAGATTGAGATAAAAACCTTTGTTATGCTTGGCTGCAATTTCTTTTAATGAGGCCTTGCTGTATCCAAGGTCTTCAGAACTGAGTTCTGGAGAGATAAGAAAAACAATACCTAAATCACGATCAGCTTCAGCTATTTCGGAGGCACGGCGGCGGCACTCCAGGGCGGCGGAGTAACACTTGCCCATTGTTTTATAGTCTTCAGCTGCAGCACAAAGCTTGGCTAAGTCTTCATATTTGTCGGCATAATTTGACTCCCATACTTTGATAGATACATTGTTATCAATGCTGAAGTAATTTATTGCAGCATAGATACGAGCTTTGCAGGTACGTTCGTCAATGTTTATCTGCTGTTGTGCATTGATACGTTGACGTAGCTGCTTTGCTGCACGTGTTATGTTACGTTCGTACTCATAGATTTCGGCAGCCCATTGAAGCTGCTTCAAAAAGATTTGTACGTCGGGCGCAATTCCATCACACTTTCCAGTGGTAAGGAAAGCGGATATTAGGTCCGGATGTATCTTATCAAGGGTGTCGAGTTTATTCATATTCCAAAGAGTTGATTTCTAAGGTCTTTAACAGTACGTTCCTTCTTGCGGATTTCAAGTGTTTCAATAGCCGTTACATCTCCAGCTTCAGCTTTCTTGGCGAGTTCGGCATCTATGTTGTATTCGCCGAGAGCACATCCGTTACGGTAGGCGTCGTTGTAAACATCACCGGATATGGCAAGGCGGATGGTTAGAGCTATCTTCTCTTTGCCACGGAGGCCAAGAAGAGAGCAAATGCGATGGGGAGTGTATCCGAGTGCGCCGAAGGTGCGCACTTGAGATACATACTCGTCACCGATAAGGGTTGCCTTATCTACATCGGAGGTTGGGGTGAGTTCTTTTTTCATGTAAACAGAGATTTGGTATCTTCAACTGAAAGGGTTTCTCCATTCCGGATCAGTCGGATGGGTTGTTCCTGGAACATGGCACGATACCGGTGGATTGTGGCTGTAACATAACGCGGATCTATTTCCATCGCATGACAGATACGATCGATCTGTTGACAGGCCATGAGGGTTGATCCGGATCCGGAGAAGAGATCAACTACTATCTGGCCGGGAGTGCTTGAATTGGATATCGGATATGCCATGAGGGCAATAGGCTTCATGGTGGGATGAAGGCTTGAGCGTTGTGGTTTGTCGAAGTTCCAGACAGTGGTCTGTTTGCGATCGGAGTTCCATTGATGGCCGGCTCCAGGTTTCCAGCCATAAAGGCAAGGTTCGTGCTGCCATTGGTAGTCCTGGCGTCCCATGACCATCGTATTCTTTACCCAGATGCAGCATTGGGCTATTTTGAGACCTGCTTTCCGGAGAGAGGAACGGAAGTTCTCCCCTTCACTGTCGGCATGGAAAATATAATAAGAGCCGCCAGGCTTGAGAATGGCAAACATGATGGAAAACACTTGCTTGAGGAAGGTGGCAAACAAATCATTTTCCATCGAGTCGTTTTGGATCGTAAGTTCATCTTCAGTACCGCCTTCGTAGTTGACATTATAAGGCGGATCCGTAACACATAAGTCAGCATGCTGGCCGTTCATCAGCGCAGAGACATCTGATTTGGATCGACAATCACCACACATCAAACGATGGTTGCCAAGTAACCAGATATCGCCTGGTTGAGCTACAATTGCGGTGGTATCTTCAGCTGCAGGAACGTCGAAGTCGACTTCATCTTCACTTACTGCATCGGATTCATGCTCCTGGGGAAACAATGGGGAGAGCTGGCCAAAGTCCGTGGCTTTGACTTCGTATCCGAGGTTGAAGCGTTGGAGGGTATCGGAGTCGATATTGTACTTTTTGAATAAGAGGGTGTCCGGGTTCTTAGTGGCGAATTCGGAGTTGTAGGCGGCAATCTCTTCGACAGCTTCTTTTTTGTCTGCGGCAAATATGGGTTCGTAAGGAATATCGGGGATGGTGAAACCAGCCTTCCGAAGTGCGATCAGTGCTTTGCGGCGTTGATGGGCATCGATGATCCAGAGTTTTCCGTCAGGATCCTTCCAGGCTTTGAATGCGTACTTGAAACCACGAGTGATAATGAGCATCTGTAATTTCGACAACTTATCAGGATCCGACTTCTTAAAGTCTTCCTGAAGCTCCAAGAATGAATCCAGCGGGGCGGTCGGTAAACCACCCAAATTAAATACTTCTATTAGCTTTTCCATTTTAGTCTTTTGAATTAAAATCTTGCAATATTGCTTTGAATAGGGCCTCACGTTCACGATGGCGGCGGAGGTTCTCTTTGTCCTGAGAGCGCCGAGTCTGCCGATCGGCTCGCTTCAGGTAAGATTCGTATCTGCGGATGTTATCCGCTACATTCTTGTGCAGGCGTAGGAACTCATGCGGATCCGTCTTCAGTAACTTCGTCAGTTGCGCTCTCTCTGACTGATGAGTTATGAGCGGATGAATGTAGAGGAACTTCCCAGTGTCGTTGAACGATTGCAGCTCATCGAAAGCCTGCAAGTTTCGGATCCGGAGTTCCACCATGTCTATGATGTCACGTTTGACCGGTTTCTTATCCAGGCTTTCGTCGAGCTGCTTCATTTGTTTCCAAGTGACCACACGATCGTTGTAGATGAGTGTGGCTATTTGGACTTGCGGATCGAAGAGGTTGTCCCAGTCGATTTGCGGGTACTCCTCGTGCTTTTGGACTTTGCTGGAGCTGCTTTGGGCTGCTCTTTTTTTTTCTCGATATCCAGGGCTTGTTCGGCTTCTTCAGCGCGAGTTTCAGCTTCTTCCTGAGCCTCTTCCGCTTCTTCTGCACGTTGCTCGGCCTCTTCTGCTCTTTCTTCGGATTCCTCAAGGGATTGTTCCAAGGCTTCTATTTTCGCCAATTCTGGAGTGTTTTCGTCAGTGGTACCGATAGTCTCGTCAGAGGCTGAAGTATCACTATCTGTAGTGGTGGTTTCATCTGAAGGAGTATTCCCGGCATCGATACCGGCAGTCTCATCAGAAGTTGAAGTATCACCATCTGTAGCGGTGATTTCGTCTGAAGGTGTATTCCCAGTAGCGGTACCAGGAACTTCAGTAGCAGCTTTCAGCTCATCTAACTTTTTACGACGAAAGGCACGAATGCTTTCTCGAGTCGTCAGATCCAGGAGAGAATAGAGGATATCACTCGCATATCTTTTCGGATCGCGAGCATAAGTTCTCAGTTGAGGAAGCCAGGGACGAACTTGTCGCAACAGTTCAAGGTCATATACTGCAGCATCCGGATTGCGGAGGGCATTAAAATGAAGTTTCTTTTCTTTGAAATTATACATAGCTTGTTGGATTTGAAACAAGCTAACTCAACTGAATTTTATCAGTCGGTTAGCCTGTTAATGATGATTAAGCTGTCTGAACACGCGTTCCTTGGACTTCTACGAGTGTAGCCGGGTCCATAACTCGGAATGTGATGGAGGAACCGGCCTTGGCCGTCCAGGTGGCACCATCTTCGAGAGTGAAGGCTGTACCATCGGCAATAGTGGCAGCTTTGTCAGTACCGGTACCTTCAAGAGTTATGTAGCGACCTTTATCATTGGCTCTGAGGACTGATATAGCATTGATGGCATAAGTCGCTGTGGATCCGTTCGGGATTTCGTACCGGTTGTTCTGAGGAGATATCGCCAAGGTTGCTGAGTCAGCCGCATGCTTGGCTGCAGGAACACGGATAATATCGCCAGCGTACTTGTAATATTGATCTATGCTGGTACGTTTGAATGTGAAAGTTACATAGCGGCCATCTTTATCATTTTTGGACTCATAAGAAGACAGTACCATTGGTCGATCATAATTGCCGAGAATATACCATTGCTCCTCTCCTACTTCTTTGAATATGACAATGAATTTGCCACCGGCATGTTCTTCAATAAAAGTGAGAAGTTGGTCGCGCATACCTCCCATAATCATTACGAAATTATTCTCTCCACTGGTGGTGATATCACCTTTTTCACCCGTTGATGTATATGTAGGTATATCATGGGCCTCAAAATACTTCATATATTGTCCGGTCTTCATAGGTAAAGTACCTATTTCCCTATTTACATTAGGCTTCGGAAAAGTTACATCTGGGTTGATTTGGGAGATTTCAATCAAATAGACCTTATATGCTATATTCGAGCCATGAGTTTGTCGGTCGGAGACATCTCCAACGTCACCGATGGCCATCATGGCGGCGAATGAAGTGCCGGCGAAACCTGAGAGACAGAAGGGAGAAGATGACGGATCCAGAAACATTCCTATAACGAAGGCGAATGCGATCAATGTCATCAGTGAGAGAAAGAAGCGGAGCTGCATTTTACGAGCCGCTTGGTTTCCTTTACGAAAAGGATTTGAAATTTTCTTTGCTTTCATATTAAATAAAATGATGGGTTAAAAAGAAAAGGGCGGGCCAATAACCCGCCCCTGTCACCTAAAAACGATTAATTACCAGACTAACAAAGGTTATCTTACACCTGGAATGTTAGGCTGCAGTGCGGCGTTGACTTTGCGGACACCGGCTACCTGGCGTTCGAGTTCCAAGAAGTTTCCTTTGCTGTTCAAGATTAACATAATGTAGTCACCGACCTTAGTAGGTGTATATGCTTCTGTGATATCGGCAAACTTACCGGCTTTAGCAATGGTGGTTGCATTTTCGGTTGATCCACACTCGATGATATAAGCGACACCGGCTTTGGCATTAGTGATATCGGTAATGGCTTTGGCTGCAGTATTGGCTACAGTGATTTGCCAGAAACCTTTGGAAGCATCTACGGTGGTGGCATCGGCTTCCATGTCAACAGCAGGTTTATTCATGAAGATTTGCTGCCATTCGTAGTTGTTTGCCTTAAGTTTATCCAGGCTGTCGAAACGACGGCCGGTAAATGAAGCTGAGCAACCTTCTTTCCAAGTAGACCAGGCTTTTACAAGTTCCATGTCTTCTTTAACCTTGATAGACAGCATTTCACCCGGTACGTATTCCAGGAACTGAATGTTTCCGGGCACATCCATAAACATGAGAGGAAGCTGGCCAAGATATGGAAGCCAAATGATGTGTACGTTCGTATCAGGAACAACATACTTATAACTGTCTGGTCCGGTGAAGTCGATATCCTTACCATATTTGGCACGAACGTTCTTGATCCACCAAGGCTGATGGGTTTTGTTCAAGTACAGAACATGGTTGTCAATGTCCATATCTTCCGTGCAGGAAGTAATGATGTCGGCAACAAAATCCTGAACGGCATCCAACATATCGGCATCGGTATATCCACGATAAGCTTCATCATCATGAGGAAGAATCTTAAACTCATGAATGTAGCGGAGTAATGTGTAGATAACCCCTGTAGAAGCATTCAGATAGCTACCTGCAACGCCTGTCTCCGGTTTTACATAGATACCACGCATACGGCGTTTGTTTTGCTCAACCTGTGCAGTTTCCAAGGAATTAAGGATGCAGAACTCGATCATGTTCCACTTGATCGGATCAGAACCCTCTTTGTTTAAATAGCCGATGTACATGCGCTCCAGTTCCTTCATTGGACCGAACTTGAGTTTGATCATAGCATCATCAACATGTCCCATCTCGTTTTCGAGCTTCATGTCACCCTTCCAGATTTCACCTTGCTGGTAGGCCTGGGAAACTTCAGAGAAGAAAGCGTTGAATACGAGGTCATGATCCTGAATGCCGTAGCGTACAGGGAAGTACTGAGTGAGGTCACGTTTCGTGAGAACACGAGCAATCAAGGCATCTTGGCGGAGAACTACAAATTGGTTACCGACTCCGGCAGTATTAACGCCTTCGTAATTAGTTCCAAATTCACCGGCAGCCAATTTCTTGGCATCGAGCATGCCATTGGCGTGCAAATAGGCATAGCGTTTTTGCAAGGAACGGGAAAAGGCTACGGCTTGCTTACGGAAGGAAACACCTTCTGTTTCTTCGTCCCAGGTACCGAATGAAGCTGCCGCTGCCGGGTTAGCGGCAATACGGTTCCAACGATCGGTCATGGAAAACATAGAATTTTCGATGCCAAACAAGAACTTCGTGCGATCTGCAGGACCTGTGAAACTGGTAGTGGTAGCGGTTACCGTCTGAATGGGACGGTCTTCAGTGGCACTATTTTGCATCGTGTTGACCAAGCCTTGTACGGCTTGAGCAAGTTGTACAATGTCGGTACCGGTTGCCGGAGTTTGAGTAGTCTGCACTACCGGCTTTTCTTCTCCACTTTGAGTTGCATTCTGGCCTGGATTAACAATACTATCCAAAATGCCTTGTACCTGATCCATCTGCTCTTGAGTGATAGGAGTATTTGTAGCAGCATGAGCTGCCATGTCGGCGGCTAAGTCATCCTGAAGAGTTGATTGATACTCTTTCTGATAAGAGTCAACAATCTGTTTCCATTCTTCGTCAGTCAGCTGATTGGCTTTTGCTTTGTCCAGCAGCTTCAATTTCTGCAGGACGGTCTGAATTCTTTCTTTAATATTCATGTGAATGAAAAAATTAAGTTATAAATAGTTGAGAGCGTTCTTTTTGATTGTTTCCAAGTTGGTGTAGTTCCGGCCAAGGTCTACAGCGCTGGCAACGGCTTCGAAGAAGGTCATGGATCCATCAATGAGTTTCTTTTCGATGGCATGAGTTGTATCGAAGGTCTCGCCCCGGAAGACAGGATCGTCTTCCGGGAGCTCACCCAGTTCCGGACGGCTTGTACGGACTTCGTTCAGGAACTGCTCAGTGAGCGGATTTAGCACATCTTTGACATATTGCTCCGGTTTTCCGGCACGCATGTCGTTGTACTTCTTATTCTTGAGGTCTGATTTATCAGCGGTTTGCCTAATGATTTTAATGCCGAGCTTCTCATAATAGCCGCTAAAGTCATAGGTCTCGACCATTGTACCTATACAGCCAATTACTTCGTTGGCTGTAAGTGCGGCAATAACATTGGAATGGCAAGTGATGTAATAACAGGCAGAGCAATTACATTGCTCGACAAGGGTTATGATGGGCTTATTCAACGAACGCATGGTCTCGCTGAGTCTATCAAGATACCAGGCTTCACCACCTGGCGAGTTGGCATGGATGAAGTGGCAGGAAATAGCCGGATTAGCTTCGGCATCCAGGATATCCCGTTCAAATTGCTTGGAAGAGAAATACCAATGACTATCAGCAGTGATAAAACCCCAGATACGATGATAGGCGATACTACCTTCAGGAAGTTCATTGGAAGAAAAATCACTGGTAAGGTTTACTTCTTGGAACTCGGAAAGTGCATGCAGTTGTTGCTGGATTTTAGCAAGGGCTTTATCCGCCAAGTCTTTATATGTAGGCGGATCATCGTCGAAGAAGAAAGCCGATGGTGTGGGTGCGTCATTGGCTATCAAAGGGAAAGCATCCATCATGGCAGAAGTGAAGCCTTCTGCCGAGATGAGAAGCTGTTGAGTGTTTGATAGAAGAAGCTGTCGGAGAAAAGTTCTGTTCATTGCATATCTTTTCAGCGAAGATAAGCAGCTTGCAGAAGGGGGTGAAGGACGCTACAGGAGAGGCGATTTGAGCATTTTACACTCAATTTTCAGCGTAGCGGAGTTAAGATTCGGAGAAATGGATACGATGGCTGGTATCTTATTATCCCCAATACTGAACTTCCGGTACCGGGTATCCCGAAATTCTATAATGGCAAACTTGCCCGAAGAAAAATCACGGATAACGTCAGCTGGTGGAAGATCGACTGTAATCTCTTTATTACAATTGTAGCACCTGCCGGCTTCGGAATCTTCCGGTACCGGCGAAAAAGTAAATTCATCGGCAATGAAACGATAGATATCCTGACGCATCTTGGCGATAGGATATACATTGAGTTGGATGGATAATTCTCTCATAATGATTATATTTGTTTGATATTCAATAAGTTCGCCACACATAGGACATTTTGTCCGCCATTTTGGGACAAAATGCATAGTTCGGTAGGTGATTTTTCATCCCCTTTTTAACTTCTTTTTATACTCTCGACGTCTTTTTCTTTTCCGAATGTTTTCCCGCCACCGATAGAAGTTTTTTAGCAAGGCATCTTCAGTAATGCTGTCAATACAGTAGGAACACAGGAATTTATGAACGATATCGAGGTTGTTAAGCTCATGACCGTTCAAGTCATTCTCATCCATAGCGGTGTGAAGATCACGGTTGAACATACGGCGCACTTCATTCTCTATGACCTTGGCAGCTCGTGGAGAAAGGTAGTTATAGACCTGTGGGTCCTTCCCTATCCGCCGGTCTGGGAGAACAATAGTAAGATTGCCATTGTCCACCGGAGATTGATTCTGATGACGACGGGCCATTAGGGTCCAAATAACGTGATACAAATCTGTATTGTCAGGAATTCTAATGGGTTCATCTGCGCCATTATTATATTTTCCACGCAGATATTCAGCAAGGTAAGGTGTAATCATAATGCTCGTTGTAATCATAGCTTTTTCCTCTAAGAAATATTTTTGAAATAGTTTTTGTTATTTTTGCTTCCAGCCGGCCAACCGTCCTGAAG